TGGTATACCCCATAAGGGTATGCTGACCCTTGTGGTGCTTCAGTAAAATGCAGACGGCCCCCAAGCTCAACATATAACGAACCAGCCCCTGTACTGCCTGTAAATTCATCATAAATACCCTCAAATAATACTTGCATGTAACCCCCTTTAATAAGAGCAAGGCAATATTTTTTAAGTTAAAGTTACACAATCTCCACTATCTAATTTATATGTACCAGCCGAGGCACCTTTAGCTATACTACAATTTACTGCAGTCGTTAAAGATAAAGTATCTGAAGCATTGTAAATAGTACAATCGCCAGATGTATCTGTTATTGCATTTCCACAATCTGTATAGGTTGTCCAATAATATGGTTCTTTGTAGATTATCTTATACGGCTCATACCAACGGTCATAATGGTGGTGGTGTACTTCCTTTATTACTTCGATAATTGAAGTCTTTTTAGCTTCCTCGTCTTTTTCTTGACGTTCGGCAATTAAATCAAGCCTACCAGCCCTGATGTTGTCGATATCTTGTTTAAGTGTTTTAATCTCTTTATTGAGCTTGGTCCGTTCTTTTTCTTTTGTCTTGATTGCCTCCAGTGTCTGCTTGATTGCCTTCTTGATTAGGTCTATCTGTTTTTGTTCTTCCTCTTCTTGGAGTTCCTTTTCGGCTAACTCCGCAGCCTTTTTTGCCTTTTCCTTGTCCATTTTTATCCCCTTTTAATTTATTTTGCCTCGCCCCTATTGAATAAAATTTTTAAAAATATTTTTTATTTCTTTCCTATTCTTTTCAAGTGCTGTCCTAAGGTACGGTCTTGGTAACTGATTATAAATTCTGCCTAGACTGTCAGCACCCACAAAACCTAATTCCAACCTCCTGGCATATTCAACATTTGTCCCGACAACCCCAGTTAATTCTTTTGTAGGTTGTCCTACTCCATCATCAGCTTCTGCTGGTGATTTTACTTTACCTTTTGCCATTCCACTGCCGGTCCAGTTACTTGATATCGATGCCCTGAGCCTACCAGTGTCGACTGCTGGTGGTTGTCCTGGTGCCGATGCAGTATGTATTTTTCCTTTACGTTTATATTTCTTTCCACTCCCAGGTTTCATAGATTCCTTTGCATCACCTTCAACCAGATAACAACCCACTTTAATCGCACCTATTAACCTTTTTGCTACTGCATCATTTACTTCTTTGCCGTACCACTTGAATTTTTCAGCCATTATGTTTCTTCTTTCAAAGTTATTTTTAATCGCTTATTCTGATTAGCTCCTATATCATTTATGTAGATTATCTTAAATTCCCTCGTGCCATATTGGAATATATCCTCTTCTGTGATGGTCTCACCTATTGGAAAATCTATGTACCAATAGTAATCCGCAATCACCGTTAATTTGTCGGCACTTAGACGCTCATTCCCACGGATAGTAGATAATACACCTGTGATATTACGCAAGCCAGTCCATGTTAATACTTTGCCCCCCATCCCATCATCTGTCTCAGTCTTACGCCTTAATTCCATCGTGGTCTTTTTGCCTATCATATTAGAACCTTCTTAAATCTTGATAGTATTGCTAACGCCTCTTTAGGGACATCACCATCCTCACAGGTTATATTCACATCTCCAACCCGATAATTCTTAACCCCGAATATCTCTTCCTTCCTTTTTTGGTAAATTGCCTTGGTAATTATCTTAACCGCAAGTTTTAAATCTTCTGGCATTGTAGTACTGGAATACCCCGCAGTATCCTCTACAAATATATTCCTATTACCTTCAGGCCAGCCTGCATACCTATAGATCTCTCCCCGGTTAGGGAATACCTCAAAATCATCTATAGCCCTATTAGGCATATCCAGATATACCCAATTATCTTCGATGGCACTCTTGCCGAACATCTCCACTAATTCTGTTGATTTAAAACTGGTGTAATCACTACTCTCTATTACTGCACTCCAACTATTACTTAAATCATTTATTGCCGTAACTACCTCACCCATAGTTGCATAAGTAGCAAAGGTTATCGTTGAATCTGACGTCCCATCCTTAGTTAATACCACTCCTCCTGTTGAACAACTGATACTTGCTGTGGTATAATCAGCAGTATTTTTTACCCTAATAGCTGATCGTCTACCCACTGCTACTCTTGTCAAAGCTGTAACCGGATAATCATCTAACTGTAGATATTGTCCTCCATCCCCATCATAATATTTAGCATAACTTGCCGATTCAAAAGTCTTATGGCAATGGGCTTCTACCCAATCCTCCACACTATCCCTTATTGATCCTAAAATAGCCGAAGGGTCACCAGCAGCTAAATCTGAAGTTATGGTCTGTGCCGCAGAATGGTCAGAATCAAAGCCAAAAGTTAGTGCAGCATCTGAACCTGTCAAAGTAAAAGCTATGGTCTCTCCAGTTGTAGCACAACCTATAGTAAACTTTTTGGTAGTAGTTGAATAGGTTACTGTCATTCCTGTAGATGATAGACCAGAACTTGCTTTATCTTGTAATTCCGTTGCCAAGTCAGTTCCATTATAGGTACCGTCATCTACATCTATATTAGTCGCACTTCCTGTACTGCCATAAGTCAAAACCAAAACATCGTGGGATGCATCGATAGTAAAATATCCGACATCTACCTCACAAAAATCTAAAATACTTGCTAATGTAACAATAGCCATTTAATCTCTCCTAAAAGAGGAGTACCATATAAGGCAAGAAACCCATGGTACTATTTTTTTTTGTAAAGGAGGCGTACCTGGTAATGAATCCTTATAGATACTCCCCTTTATTTTATCTAACATAGACAATGGTCTGCCCTGTCTCTCCTGTAGTACCTGCTCCAGTAACAGCTAAAGTTAATTTTGAACTTACTGCACTGAGGGGATAGGACAAAGATCCACCAGTGCTTGTGCCAAAATCACTACCGCCACTGGTCAAGGCTGCTCCCTGACCCCCTAGAAGATCAACACCATCATTATCGTTTAATTCTAAGGCATATCCTGTACAAGAGGTTTCCATGCAAACTACCCTCAATACTTCTCCGTCATAATATTTTGCAGTAGTATCTGACGCTAAACCCCCCGTTGTAGCAGTCCAATCAAAGGTTACTTTTTTAACCATTGATAATACTTGCTCTGTTTTGGTTACTGTCCCTGTTGCCATCCACACCACCTACTTTTTACTAATTTTCATTTTTTGGCTTTTTGTATTTTAAAATGAGAATGAGGGAGAAATTATTTCCCCCCTCATTTTTTAATTTTACGTGCTTCCTAATATAGCTCTCCACTCAGTATTATCGCTAACTACTACCGTACCGTCGCCTGCTCCGACAGCAACGATAACTGTGCCAGTAGTACCTTCACAAACCGAGCAAATCCCTCCGGTAGAATTTAAGACTTTAAATTCTATCCCTGCAACGCCAGCACCACTAGATGTCGGGACTATTAAATTGAAAGCACCAGTTGAGGTTAAGAATTGTATCCTATTTGATGCCGAAGTCAATGTTATGTTAGCCCCAGTCGAAGTCTGGGCTTGTGGGTCTTGATTAGTTACCTTAATATTGTGGAAATCTACCAAATCCGCAGATTCGTCAAAATGGAAATAGGCACCAGTAGTGTCACCATGAAAGGTAAGGTCTACGCCTTCGCCAGATTCACCAGCCACTATTCCCTCATCACTATTTTTAATTCTAAATATTTCCTGTGTGCCATCAAAAAAGATTAAATCACCACTCGACCATTTTGTATGTAAAGCCATTTTGTTTCACTTCCTTTCGCTATTCCTAGCGCCCAATTAAGGGCGAAAGAAAGCATTTTATTTTATTTTGTTACAGGGGCGCCTTTAAGCATCTTATCTTTAGGCGCCCCTTTGATATCTTTATTCATTTTTTTAAGCTCTTTCTCTACTGGCTTTCTGGGTTTTGCGTAAACACCTATACCCTGTTCGACTAAAGCGTTTGCTACTATTTTGTTTACCATGATGATTTCGCTTGCCCGGTATCCCCGCCAATCGTTTGAAAGCCTTATCTTCTCTTGAGAAGACATTATGTCCTCCTTCCGTTATTTTTAGTCTATTGCAGTCTGTAATACTGCCTGTGGATAACGTGGTTCGCTTAATACAGCTACACAACTAGCGTATCTAGCAGTAATATTACCGGTACTGTTAGTAAGGATCAGATATGTATGGTCATAGTCTGTCCCTGCAGCTGCTACCGTTGGTGCATCTACCTCTATGATATAGGTTGCGCCTGCTGAACCAGTCGTAGTGTTAAATGTAGCACCTGTAGTCGAAGCACTTTGTGTGTCTGTAGTTTCTTGTGTTCGATATCTAAAATTTATTGCAGAACCTCCAGTCGTATTAGCACTGTATGCATTTGCTGTAACAGCTGCTACGTGGTCAGCTGCTGCTCCAAAGGTTAGTAAAAATGTACACTTTTTGTAATTCTCCATGTGGACTACATCAGTATTTTGTACTGCTGAAGCACCAGAAGTTAGAGCTGCCGGATTTAATACATTTACCACTTTATTTATTTCACTCCATAATTGAGACATATTATTCACTCCCTTCCAATTATTTTTTTAAGACCTTACTGCCAGTGTTACATATGGGCTCCTGGTTACACTCCCCTTATACGAAGTTACAGCAGAATTCCACATCGGTTGTCCGTCCATCCTAAAGGTGAATTTAAAAGTCTGCTCATCATATAAGAACCTTACATGGATAGAAGAAGCGGCATTTATCCCGCCGGTCTTTTCAACTATCAGATACTGGCTTAAGTCGAGGAACAATATATCCCCCTCATCCCCTAAGGCCTGGCACTGTTCTATAGTCTGGATCGGTCTATTAAATAAGGTTCCGTTAGGGCTCCCGACTAGTCCACCAGTCCCTGGTCCGACTGGGGGCATGAATACCGGTACTGCAGCAGTCCCCATCTTATAAGCCATCTTGAATAGCTGTGGTTCTACGTCTTGGATAATATACCATTTTGCTTTTAGCCTATTCTTTGCAGGCATCCTATTCCACATATTGGCTATATTTTCGGCTACAACGGTATCGGCATCCTGTCCTGACTCTATAGCTTGTGACACTAATGCAGCACAATTCCTGACACCTAGAGGTTGACCTGCACCGGTCCCGTTGATTATGGCATCGTCGATCGCAAAGGCAAACTCTTCTCCGAACCCCTGTGTAGTAATGTCTTGTAAGGCAGTTTGGTCTGCTAATAACTCTTCAGTAGCATAATTTATACCCATCAACTTATTGAGCCTTAAATCAATTTGCCTGAATGCAGGTTTCTTTGCAGTTGCAGTCCCACCTTCAGCTACCCAGTAAGCCTGTATTCCTCCCCACCTTGAACCTGTAGCCCTTGATGTCTCATTGATTGCATTGATAATAAGCCTGTTACCGCTAATGTTTAAGTGTCGGCAATCTTTCACTACTATTCCGACATCGTGGGTTATAGTCAATATCTCTTTGGAGTATTCTGGAGAGACTAAAAATCCACCTTCGGCACCGACTAATTCGTTAGCACCAGAAATATCCTTCTGGGAGACCAACCTCTTATCTATCTCCATATTAGGGGTCCCTGCTAACATAACTGCGTGTAACTGTTCACCAAAGTTTTTCCATTTGGGTCCTTTATTTTTTTCGTCTTCTAGATGGACTTCTTTCATTTTGTTATCTTGCTTTTTGGTAAGTTCTGCCAGCTTTTCGTTGAATTCTTCTATCATTGAGCCTTTGATTTTTTCAGCAAGTTCTGCAAGCTGTTCTTCACCTAACCCTGAGTTAGCCTTTATGACAGTTATTAGTTCTTCTTTTGTCATCCCTGCCATGTTTAACACTTCCTTTCTTTTGTTTTTTGCAATTATTCGCTATCTCCGGTAATGTGTTTCCCCCCCTGATATTCCTAAGATATCTCCGGCTAAAACCTTATCCACCTAATAACTAAATAACACTTCTATCTATTTTCACATGACCTTTC